GCTGATATTCCACGATAGACCTTGGCATTGCAGAGTCTTGACGATGGTAGAGCCGTCTGGCTGGACATTGCTGATTCTTAGATTGTCAAAGTAATCCAAGCCAATCATTGTGTCAGTTGGTACTGCTGGGTCTAGTAGATCCACAAGCATCTGGTCTATGCGGATAGTTGTCTCAGCTCTAGTGGCTACATAGGTTGCAGCGATGTTGAGGGCATTGGCATCGGTATCGATAACCAAGTCTTGCTGGCTATAAGAGTGAGGGAAGTAGCGGTCTGCTGAAGCCGTGTTTTCTGCAAATTGCTGAGTTCCACCAACGCGGGTCATGCTCGCCTGGTTGATGATGAGCTTATCGTCAAAGGCAAATACGAGATTCTTATACGGAATACCTGTTGATTGATTAAACTCTACTGGAGTAGCGGCAATAGATGAGACTACATCGCTACGGTCCTTGAACACTGCGGTGCCAGAGCCGTTGATAAAGAATGCACCCTGCTCTGAGAACTCGACATTCTTGAGAGCGCCAAGGGATGTGCGAAGGGTTGCCGGGTCTGCCTGGCATAGAGAGTCACCCGTTGCAAGGGTTCTCATATTGGCAGGGAAATTAATTTGGTCCAGAATCTTGCCGATGCGTGTACCGGTTGATTGCCCTGCACCTGAATCAGCTACCGTTTCAACCTGAGCAAGCTGGAATAGACGGAAGGCATCTGAGCAATAAATATCAACATAGCCCATCTTCTCGGCTTGGTCGTATGTATAACGATATTCTGTCGTATAGCCAGAGAACAGGAAGCTTTCGCTCGTAGCCGTTGTCGCTGAAATGCGTAGCTTGCGCAGAGGGACTAGGTAGCCGTAGTAAGGGCTAGAAGTGTTTTGAGGATTAAAGTAAGAGTTAGGGTCCAAGACTCTTACGACTGCGCTGCCAGCCTCGTACGTGGCCCTTTGTGGGCTGTAGCCACGGTTAATAGTAATCTTTCGCACGTCTGGAGTAAGGTCGACAATAGGTACTGGAACAGTTGATGAGCCGAGAGTTCCAACTCCTAGGATTCCATACTTAGCATCGCCAATAACGAATGGGTAGCCGAAGGTGGCACCGGATGAGAAGTCGAACGATACGGCTATCTGGGCAGGTAGCGCCATTAGTCGAATCCACCAGTACGTCGATTAACGTAAGCCTGATTGCCTGATAGCGACTGGTCCATGATTGCTGAAATCAATGTCTTGCCATCAAGATTAAAATTGACCTGAGTTGGCTGAGTTCCATAGGTTCCAGCTGAAGGAGGGGTGAACCCTGCTACCGGAGAGCCAATTGTATTGCCGCCAAAATCTGTTCCGCTAGTTGCCGGGATTCCTGCGCCAACAGTCATAGGAGTGAACTCCGCGATGCGCTTTGCTTGCAGTTCAACCTCGTCGAGATATCCCTTCCAAGCGGCGAATGGGTTAGAAGCAGCTGGCAAGCTTGCTAGGTCTTGAGCAATCTTTACACCCAGTCCTTGAGCCTGTGCTAATTCGAAGGTGAGCTTTTGCGCTTCCTTAACGTTGCCCTGTTCAATTGCAAGCTGAAGCTCTAAACGCTTTCGGTCTTCATCTGAGATATTTCCTTTGAGGGCAGCAATAATTCCAGCTTGAGTAAGGTCAAAAATAGTGCTGGCCTTCTTGAGCGCTGCTTGTTTCTTTTGCTCTGCGAGTAAAGCTCTCTGAGACTTGAGTAGGTCTGCTGCGCGCTTCTTTGCATCTCGCTCTGCCTTTGCTGCCGCAGCTGCATCGCCCTTATAGCCTGTCAACGAGTTATTGGCAGGGTCAAACGCCTTAGCAGTAGCTAGCTTGCGCTGGAATAGCATCTTATCGTAATCGGCCCACATCTCGTCGATGCCGTTAGTCTTCCAGTACTTTGTATTGAATAGTGACTTGATGCTGAATACGAACTTAGCAGAGCCATCGATAACGTCTGAAATCTTTTCTGCAATGTTGCCAATCTTAACCGCTAGCTCGTCTGCGCTACCTGAGTTAGAGACTGTGAAGAACGCATCGATAAGCGAGCCGCCGATAATCTCTGAGGCGTTGCCAGCTGCTTCTCCAAGAACCTGAAGCTTGCCAGCATAAGTTGCTAAGTACTGTTCTTGAGAACCTGAGAATTGTTCGTTGAGAGCAGTCTGAACCTTTAGGAAATCTGTAGTCTTTAGCTCTGTCTGGGTTAAGCCAAGGTTATACTTTTTAAGGCCCTTGAAATTGCCTACATAAGCGTTAGCTAAATCCTGTGTAACTGTCGCTAAATCTGCTCCACTACCGGCTGAAACATCAAGAGCAAGGTTGAGAAGTTCTTGACTCTTAGTAACAGAACCAGTAGTGGTAATCAAAGGTTGGAAAGCATCCACCAAAACTTCACCGGCGATACCAGCCTTGGCAGAGATTTCATCTAAGTTCTTTTGAATGTTAGCGGTAGCAAAAGAAAGGCCAAGGTTATCTACTACGTTACTAAGGCGAGTGCTAGCCTTTTCAGCTTCGACAAAAGCCTGGACTGCTGACTTGCCAAATGCTACGACCGCATAAGTCCCAAGGCTTACGCCAAGTGCCTTACCAAGATTGGTAGCGCTCTTAGTGAGCTTGTCTACTGCGGTGTCGGCTTGTTTGAAAGCCTTCTTGCCTTTGAACTCGGAGAGGATATTTAAGACTACGTTGCTCATGCTGCTCTCCTAATGTCGACCAACGCAGTGCGCTTGTTGAAGCGGTCTGTCGTGTTTTCTAGCGCCTTAATAATTGTTGCGTTCGCCTTGCCTTGAGTGTTTTCCCAAGCTCGGTAAATCAAGCGACCTGTGTTCTTCTTGGTGCCATAAAGGTTTCCAAGATTAGAAATGAATTGATTACCAGCATAAGGGTTATTTGAGCGAGAAACTCCCTTTGAGGCTCCTCCAGCTCTAGGTCCTACCCAGTCTTGGCCCTGCCCATTCTTACGTCCAGCAGTCTCGTAAATTGCTCCTGCTGCTGACTTGTTCTTGATACGAACCAAGTTAACGTAGCCTGAACGAGTTGGCTTTGATGGAGTCGTCTGATAGACAATGCCTTTACGGATTGTTCCAGCATTAAACGCAGGGAACTTGCCTTCAGAGAACGGACGAGGAACCCATCCGCTCATTGGAGCAGTAGAGGGAACAAAACCCCTAGCCTGCGCAACGACTGGCTTAAGGGTCTTGCTCCACTCCTTTGTCAATTCTTTCTGCAAGTCTGGTGCATAACTCAGCAGAGCCCTGCGAACCTCAGTGGCGTTTTTTAATTCTGTTGCCATCGGCTCGCTCCTTTGCTAAATCGTTAAGTACCTGGATGTGAGCCTTGAACGCCATAGGGCTAAGATTCACGATAGACTCGAACGGAACTCCGTACTCGTATGAGAGCCTCGCGGCGGTCATTGTTACGGAGTTCCGGTCTAGCCTAAAGGGTCAGATTCTAAAACCTCGACCCCTTTAATGGTCTCAAGGAACTTCTCGCCGAATGGCGGTACAGTTTCCCCTGAGCGACGGATTGCCTCCCAGCAAAGCCAGTAGACGTCGGACTGTTTCTGGTCCTCAATCAAAGCTTTGTGGAAGCCTTTCTTGGCAAACTGCTCAAACGAATACTCGATGAGCGGAGTAATTTCAAACTCTGTTACTGAGTTGTCTGCCCTTGTTACTTTTAGCTTTGCCATTTGTTGCCCCTTTGTTTATTAGATTATGAAGTTGCTACTGCGATTGTACCTGAAACGTTCCAAGTTACAGACTGTGTTGATAGGTCTGCGACTGCGCCGTTAACATCTGTTGTGTTGTTTACGAGGCATGTCATTGTGTAGCTTGGGTTTGTTGCTGATACTGCGCCTGAAGATTGCTTGATTACGACTGTAACGTTGGTTCCCCATGCAGCCTGAAGTGTAGGAAGAACCTCACCTGTTGCGGTGTCGTTAAGGAAGTCGATAGTTATAGATGAAGCCTCAAGTCCCTTTACGAACTTGTGACCTGAGTCACCCATTGCTGTTACTTCTAGTTCATCGAATGAACGGTTGATTGTTACTGCGGTTACATGATCTGAAAGGTCAACAGAGTTAACCGTTACAGATACGCCATTATTCAGAAATACTGCCACGGCTTATTCCTCATCTTTCTTTGTAGTTGGTTTTGGTGCTGGTGTTGCTGGTGGGAGCTGACCAATCTTCGCTAGGAAGGCTGCTTGCTCCTTTGTCCAATCGTCCATCGATTAGCTCCATTCCGTTAGGGTACTGATTGCAATATCGCAAGTCAGTAAATCGCCAGAGGGTACAGATATCACGCTAGGCGCGGTGACTGAACCCACGTTGAACTTGATAGATGAGGCTGCGAGCTTGTTAAAGACCGCTACTGCCATCTGCTCAATTCCATTGAGGTTACCCTCGTTATCCAATAGCGGAACGAGGATAGAA